GAGAGGGCAACCCCGACCCCTGCCACTGGCTCACAATTTCCAGCAAATAACCGTGTGATTTCAGCGGCAGTTTCAGACGACCTTGGTCGCGGGCGTTGACCGTTTCGTTAAAGCCGTGCAGCCAAGCCTCGGTGGGGGCGGGATGGGACACGCCGTCGCGCTCCGCCGTCTGCGCTTTCATCATCGGCATCAACTCGTTCAACAGCTTCGCGGTACGCGCCCAAGAGAGCTGCGATTTCGCGGGGCGGAACAAACCGACATACCGTATCGCCGCCTTGCCTATATTTACATCTAATTCCAGCAACATTTTCAGTACTTCGGCTGCTTCGGCATCACCGACCAAGCTATCTAAGCTGTTGGACGAGCCACAATTGGGACAACGGCAAATCATGTTTCAATCTCCCAAACATCGCGGCGACGGATAATTTTTTCAGTTTTGACTTTTCGCCGAATCCATTGGCCACAATATTCGCAACAACGACTGTTTTTATTAACTTCGCGCCATTTGTGCGCAAATTCGTTAATTGCACAGCCTCCGATACGCTGATAATCACTCCATCTGACTTCTTCAATAACTTTCCCGCCTGGTTTAAATGCATAAATCTCTACTTTTTCGCCAGGTGAAAAACCAATTGGAGCACCGATAAACCATCCACCAGTGTCATGCCACCCAATGCGCCAAATACCCAGTGTGTCAAATTTGGCGATAACCGGCATACCTCTATGCGGTATTATTTTTTTGTTCTTTTTCAAAAACCGATAAATAAAACTGTTATATTTAGGGTCTTTTTTGGGATTGAATTTTTCGATGTTCATGTCCGCTCCTTTATTTAACCACCCCAAGAATCGCCAAAAACGCCACAAGGACAACAACCAGCCCCCAAAACATACAGCAGGCATCCAAAACAACAGCTTTGGTACGCTGCTTAAACCAGTTTTCAATCAGGCTCATCAGTGCCAAAACCACCAGCGCCAAACCAATCAGCCCGCAGATCAAGAGATAAATCATCATTCCGGTAGTCATCTCATCTCCTCCCATACTGTTATCGCTAGAGCCAGCGATTGCGCCTCCGCCGTTTTCCAAATCCCGTCCGGCGCGCGGGCGGCAATCACAAAACCTTCACCGTCCTTTTTCATGACCATGAGTTCCCCACGGTCTTCCAGCCATTCGATTAAATCTTTTTCGTTCATTTTTCGTTCCCTTCCTTTTTCAGACGACCTTTGCCGTCCTGATCTTCAAACTGCGCCTGATATTCCGCGATTGCCTGTTCGCGGTTTCGCTTCACCATAAACTTCGTCGCTCGCCGGCGGTGTTGTCCCCATGCCTGCCAATCGTTGTTCCGTCTTTTAAAGCTCATTCGCACGCTCCCTAAATTTCAACGCCCATTCGGCATCCGCTTTGCGCGTATCCGTTGCCGGCCAGTGCTTGTTCTCCATAATGGCGGGCGCGGCAGGCCAACTGTCGCCCCAAACCGAGCGGGCGACGGCAGGGCGTCCCCATTCCAACTTTGTCCCGCGTTCTTCTCGATGCCGTTCCATATTCGCCCGAGCCTCCTTTTCCATCTGCTCCGCCCAACATTTCGCGCAACGTTGGGTTCGCTTCCTTACCCCGTTTTTATCCAAAGCCCACGCAAACGCCGATTCAGGCTTCATTTGTTTGCATACGCGGCAGGGTTTTAACTTGGTTAACATTTCCCACCCCCTTTACGGCTGCGGTATGCCGCGTCCATCCACGCTTCCAATACCTCCCGTCCTGCGACTTCCACTCTCAAAATCCCGCGCAGACGCTCGTTTTCAAGCAAGATGCCTTCCGCGTAGATAAACATCCCGATCACCGCGCCCAGCGCAGCCCCTAAAATCATCCAAATCATCCAAATTTCCATCATTTTTGTACCTCCTGTGGTTTCCAACCCTTCATAATCGCCCGCTCGCCGTATTTGGCGCGGATTTCCTCGACCGCCCGTTTCAATGCCAATTTCTTGATTCGGTTCAGTCCCCGTTTTGGCCGTCTAAACTTATTCATAAACCACTCCTTCCATCTTCTGCTCTACGCTCATTGCCTCGTAGGCACGTTCCGTTTTCAAAACTTCCAAATCCGCCTGTCTGTCCATCGTTTCGACCTTAGTCGGCTCTTTCGCAATAGGTTCAGGTTCTTGGGTACAGCCATACAACGCCATTCCACCCACAAAACACCACACCCCGACCGTCATCCCGACCGGCACCCACCGCCAAAAACGTGGCGCCATAAACATCTTCCAATCAACTTTTTTCAAAACTTGCATTTTGCGTTTTCCTTTAAAAACAATAGCTTATTAAAATCGTAAGGTAAAAAAATATATAGCCCTATCAAAGACTTACCGTTTCAGACGACCTATCGGATAATCAGCGACGAGTATTTTTTGACGATGCCCGATTGCATTTTGATGCCGTTTTTATTCGCCGTTCGCACCGCGCCGCGCATCAATTTACTCATCCGTCGCGTATTGCCGTTGCTATGCTTAACCAGTTCCGCAATCGTCGCATCATCCGCTTCCGGCATCGCCGCTCTGGCAATTTCTTCCAATTCTTCGTCCGGCATCGAGTCGCCCAAATTCAGCGCAACCGACACTCGGCTATAAAGTTGCACCAGCTCGCCATGCTTACCGCGCAAATTCGCCACCAGTCGGGGCATACCGCTTAAAACCAACCCGCAGCCCGTGTCATCGTGCAACCGTCGTATAATCTCAAGGGCGCGTAATGGCAGGTTTTCCGCCTCATCGACCACAATCAGACGACCCGAATCACGCAGGCGGTCAGATACAGACTCAAACAAATCATTCAGGCTACCGACCGTGGAGACCTTCGCCGCTGCCGCCAGCTTGCGCATCAAGACCAAAGCCGTAAAGCTCGGATTAGCCTCAATCAGGATGGCAGCGGGATTCTTTTCGCAGTAGTTTTTGACCGCCTGCGTCTTGCCCAAACCCGCTTGGCCGTAGATCACCACTGTGTCGCCCGCTTCATGCGCATCGCGCATCACTTCAGAGATTCGGCGGGTCGTCTTGGTCGATACAAACCCCAAAACCAGCTCCTCACGTTGCGCCTTACTTTCCTGCACCTCTAAAAACGCTTCGATTTTCGGCTCGATGGTTTCATAATTTCCGCCTTTTTCCGCATAAGTGCCGTTCAGATACATACTGATGGATGCGGGCGAAGTACCGATACCGCGTGCCAGTTGGGTTTGGTTCATCCCTGATTTGGCTTTAAATTCAGCCAGTTTTTGTTGCAATGCTTGATTAATTTGGTTCATTTTTAATATCCTTGAGTTTTAAACAACCTTTAAAGGTCGTCTGAAATGAAAGAGTTACCCGATTTAGAAAAACGTCTGGTCATGTTGGAAGTCGCCGTTCAAGACTTGGAAGACAGGTCGCTTACCGATTCCTTCGTACTTGCCTGGCTGCTCCAGCGGATTACCCGTCAAGAGCCGACTTCGATTGAGCAGGTTCGCCGCTTCCTTCAAGCGCAGGCAAAAACGTTTGAGCCTGATTCCGTTCAGCGGGAACACCTTGAATCTTTGCTTGAGCTCGTTGAATCCGCCCAAGAGCTCGCTTGAGTTTCAATTTTTCAATAAGCTCGGTCGGAAACGCCGCATTTTTCTGTTTGTCCATAATGTTTTCCTTTACATATCCGCCTCAAACAAGACAATCTCGTCGTCTGTGCCCGTTTTCGGCAATACCGCATACTCCGCCTCGATGACGTTTCCGCCTAAATTTCCCAGCTCATCCCAAACCGCAGCCTGTTCCAAAGCCGGATTGACTTCCGCATTCGCGAGCTTGATTGCATTTTCCGCCCGCTTGATTTTGCCTTTTCGGCGTTTTTCCGCCAGTTGGTCGATACGCGCCGTCGGGAAAGCCTCGCGGCTATTGCCGTTGACTTGTGCCTTCGTAATGAACTTGCCGTCCATATCAAACACATTGACCACCGACGCATCGCTCAAATCGTAGCTGACCCGTACCTCGTCTTTGTGATACTCCGCCAGCTCGGTTGAGAAATAAGAGTTGTTGAACAAATCCAGCCAACCGCGCTGTACCTTTCGCACCTCTTGCGGCATAAACATCGTCGCCAGCTCTTCCGCCGACAACATATCCGGCGCAATCCCGTCCTGTTCCAGCCTCATTTCCCGATAAGCCTTCGGCGTATAATGCCCGCCGTCAGGATGTCTGGGCAGCTCGCCATGCGGGCGGTTGTTGTATTCGTCGATACACTTGACCACATCCGCGATAAAACGCGACCAGCTCGGCAGTTTTTTCAAATATTTCTGTTGTTCCTCCGTCAAATCCTTGCCTTTTTCCAAGGCGTTGAACGCACTTTCCATCTTGCGGTACATCAGGTTCTTCGTGCTGCTGTCCATCCCGCTGCCCGTGAAAGTCTCGTACTGCCGCGCCATCTCAATCAGATTGTCTTTCCACCATCGCTCGATGATGCCGCGCCCTTGCGGGTTGCCCGCGATACCCGTTTCATGCCGGATACCCAGTCGGGACGTGATACCCGTGATTTCATGGTCTATCGTCTTGCCAGTTTGGCCGCCGCCGTTATCCGAGTAATAGATAATCGGCAAACCGTAGTGCTTGACCCCGATTCGCAGCGCGTCTGATACCGCCACGCAGCTCTCCGCCAGCGACACCGAAAATCCGACCACAAACCGCGTACAACCATCAATAATCACCGTCACTTCAGGCTTAAACGGTCTGCCGTGTACAGGGTGCGCCACCTTCGCCTTAAAGCTGTGGCCGTCGCCGATCCAAACATCGTTCGGCTTCAAAGCCCCCCAATCACGTTTCACATAAGGCAGCAGCGATTTATAAGCCGCCCCCGTTTTCCTGCCGCGCTCCTGCATAATCAGCGGGAGCTTTTCCCAAACGCGCCGCACCATACTCAAGTTAGGCACATCGTTAACCGGCATATTTTCCGCTTCAGCCCACTGCACAAATCGGCGGTAGCTGTGTGCCAGTTTCGGCGCGGACGGGATATTGTGAAACTGCATAAACATTGGCAACCAACCATAGCTCTCAATCGGTTTAACCGCCTTCGTCGTCTTCGGAGCCAAAGCCACCAACCGCTCCGTCGCGTTTTCCGCCTTAAGGTAGGCAGATATCCAGCCGTCTAAAGTGCGTTCGCCAACCTTTGCCGACCGACTGCGGTCATTGGCCGTTTCCAAGTTGCCGAGCGTAACCTCGTCCAACTTACCCTCCGCCAGCAGCCTCAAAAACTGAGCCACCGCAACCTTGGCAGAGCAACCGTATTGATATTTGATACCCAACACCGCCGCCACCACCGCGCATCGCGCATCCGCCACCGACCGTTGTTTCTCGTTCAGCCGCTTTGCCGCTTCCGCCAAGACTTGAGGCGACATCGCCGTCTTCTCCTGTCTGATTTGGGGCAGGGTTTTCGGCATCTTCTCCGCCAGTTCGTCTGCCTGACGTTTCATGATGGCGGCTCGGATTTCGGCGGGGAGAGAGGCGATTTCATACAGTTTTTTGGGTCTGCCTCTTCCTATTTGCTCAAAACAGTGTTGCCAATTGTTTTTCTTGGCATGGTATTCAATCCCTTGCCTATCAGTTGGCAGACTTGGGATACCCAATTTCGCAATATCTGATGCAGATATTTTCATATTTATGCTTTCTATTTTTGCTTAAATGCGTTACCCTTTTGGAACTCTTTAGCAAAACCGTTATCTATTTACAGACTTGGGAAAGTAGGCTTACGGTTTCTTTTCTCAAACCTAGAAGGCCAAATCTCTTCTGCCGGCACTCCGATTGCAGCAGCTATAATCTTTTCGCCTTTTAGGTATGGGGCATCTAAAGCCTTCCCTAATGTATTCGGTGCCAAATTGGCTTGAATAGATAACGCTCTTACCGACCAGCCCGCCTTTTTAAGACGAGCCACAATGTCAGCACGATGCCAATCAGTCATGGTTTCTTGCTTTTTTTTCATCTTTGGATTTCCTTAATTAAGTAGGTTTGTTACCCGCCGTTATTGAGTAAGTGAGTGAATTATATTTAGCAAAATAGTTCTTGCAACTCTTTTGCTAAATTATTTTGCGCAAAAAAGAGATTAATTTAATAACATTTTGATTATTTGAGTAATTTTATTTAAGCAAAAGAAACACTTTTTTGCTTAATCTTTTGCTTAAATGAGTGAACGCTATGGATACTTTTTTAGAGAGGCTCAAATCCCTTTGGCCTGATGGTGTAAAGCCGTCTGACATCTATAACAAGATAGATATGTCAGCATCTGGCTTTAATAGAGTTTGGAAAGAGGGGGCAGTCCCAACGGCTGATTACCTCGTCAAGATTCAAGAGGTTACGGGCTGCGACCTCAACTGGTTGCTGACAGGCAAGGGCGTGCCATACCTTGACCGCGCCCGTCCTGAGAATGCCGGAGCCTTCCCCGTATCCGATACCGGCGCAGGCGCGGTCGATACGCTCGGCAACCCCGTCGATTTGCGCGAATTCGTCTTTATTCCACGGTACAGCGTCGAAGCCGCAGCGGGGCATGGACAAACCGTAAGCGATGAAAAACCCTTATTCTGTATGGCTTTCCGCCGATACTGGATAGAAAACTACGTCACCCGCCAAACAGACAAACTCTCCGTAATCGCCGTGAAAGGCGACAGCATGGAAGGCATCCTGAACCACGGCGACAACATACTAATCAACCACGCCGAAACCGAGCCGCGCGACGGCCTGTACGTCCTACGCATAGGAAACGACCTTTTCGTCAAAAACATCCAACGCCTGCCCGGACGGCTCTTGGTCAAATCCGCCAACCCCCTCTACGAACCCTTTGAAATCGACCTCACAGCCGACAACACCGACATCGCCATCATCGGCCGCGTCGAATGGTTCGGCCGCTCCGTGAACTGATTTTAAAAACCTCTTAAAACCCGTTTAAAAACCTATCAAAACCCGACAGCTTTCAACAAAAAACCGCGCATTCCCGCGCGGTTTTGTGAAAAAGCTGATGCAACTTTTTTCCAAACACAAAAACGCCGAAATCCACGTCTTTAAAAGATTTCGGCGTTTTTTTATATTACTTATTATTTGTGCAAAAACTAACAGTCCCCCACACACTCTGATAAAATACCCCCCCTTTCCCCTCCATCCGTCCACATCATGCCACGACACCCCTACCGCCGCCTGCGCCCCGCCAAGTCTGACCTGCCCGAAGTCGGCATTTCCGAAGAAGGCAATATCCG